TTTCACCAGCGATGGCAGTAATCTTATTACCAGAAACACCACCAAAAATGGAACCGCTAACCACTGCATTAAAGATGTATGATCCTGTGTCGATGAATTTTTCTGTTTCTTCGATGTCTGCTGCGAGTTGGGTGTAGTCATCACCTATTTCTTTTACTATCTCTTTTAAAAAATCCATACTATTCTTCAATGTCGTATTCAATGGTTACTGTTTTAGATGTCTTACCTTCACTATTTCCATAATGACTATAAGTAATCTTTCCTCTCAATTGTTTTGCAATTTGGTCAAGTTCCTGTAAGAGTTCTTTTTCAAGATCACTTACTGGATCAAAGTGTCTATCTGCTTTCATTAAATTACCATTCCATAAGTATCACGTAATATTTTTTTATAAGGGCCATTAGGATTTGCATCCCTGACATCTTTAATCAATTTAAGTTTTTCATATAATGCAGTATCCCCACCCAAAGTCAGTGAACTGACAATAGTGGAAAGTTCTTTGTCGTTAATAGGCAAATCCATTAGGTAAAAAATAGTTCTAAATTTACAGTTTTTTCGATGTTCCAACCTATGGCATCAAGAATTGCTTTGAGAGGTTCTACAAAACTTTTCTCAAATTGTAGGTCATAATCGATGTATTTGTCAAGACCAAGTTCATTAGGAAAATCCTGAATAAAGGATAATACATTCTCTTGTATAATATTCGGTTTTTTAAGATAGAGAAACTTAACCTTTTCTCCATTACCGATAAGTGAATATTTATTAGTCAACTTTTTTTGTTTGATATAATGGTTGAATAATAATGCACCCCGTATATGTATAGGAGTTCCTTTTGCATAAACTGTAGAAGATGCAGAATACTTACGAACATCAGATGCAGTCCTTGGAAATGCTATATCCTCTGGTGGAAGTGTCTTGAATTCCTTACGACAAGCATCAATAAATTCAATGACATCTTCTTCTGTACCATTCATCATCAACTTGAGTGCATCCTTAATCATTGTACGACAAGGTGCAGGAGTTGATGACTTTACTGCTTCAATACCCATCATCTTAAGTTTAGGTTCTTCATATCGAACACCTTCACTATCCCATACATTTAAGATATATCTTTTCTTTGCAGTCCAAATACCACGATCTGCAATGTTCTCACGTTTCATGAACATCTTTTGATCATAAGCATTTACGTACGTGGCCAACTTTTTGTAAGAATTCTCAATATATTTCTCAAATTCCATTTCACACACCTTATTAAGGAACGACACGATGCTTTCAGCATTCTTTTCTCTACCTTCGTATACCCTATCGACCAAATCACCCAGATTGAGATAGATACTGTCAGTATCACTAGCAATAACATAATCAACATCCTCCGTTTTTAATATTTTGTTTAGATAACTATTCATGCGATTTTCTATCCAACGAATAGAAACCTGACCAGATAGTGTAATAGCTTCTGCATTGGCAAGTTTATAATAGCGAAAATATTGATTACCAATAGCACCATAAGCACTGTTAAGTTGAATTTTCCTTGCCATCTGAATGTTGTTACATCTAGCAATCTCTTTCTCAAGTGTTTTTGTTTTCTTTTTTTCATACTCCTGTTTTGCAGCAAGCATCTTTTTCTTGTAGATGGTGCGGTCTTTGTAAATTTTTTCCATGAGTTCAGGAAGAAACCCACGTACATCCTTTCTATATTGTGCTCCATTAGCACATACAGCGTAATCTCCATCAATCTTTATTTCTTGATTTAGTAAACCTTCAACGCTCGCACTAGGATGTCTAGTTTCTCTGAGTGTTTCTGGACTGATATTATACTGCATAATAAGATGAGGATACAGACTGTTAAGATCAAAACTAACCACCCAATCATACTTTCCTGGAATTGGTTCTTTAACATATGCTCCTGCATATTTTGCATCTTTATCAGTTTTTTCCTTTGGAGGTATAACAATATTCTTCTTCTTTAAATAATTATAAATTATCGTGTCCCACATGCGAACCTGAGAGAATACATCGGCATAGTTTGCCTTTGCGTCATATGCCATAACTATGGCAAGTTCAATCAGTTTCATCTTGTCTTCCAAACGGTCAACAAGTTCCACGTCAATTATATTATACTCAACGAACTTCTGCCAACCTTTTGTATAGAAATCTTTAAATGTATCAAACTCTGAGTGATCAAGTTTCTTCTGTCCAAGTTCAACACTGGCAATATAATCCAACCTATAAGATTCTTGTGCCTTATAAGTAAATTTTTTATAAAGATTAAGATAATCAAGTTGAGTAACACCACCAATATCATATGTAATATTTTTGCGACCCATAATATGAATTTCTCTTTCAGTCACCAAACCCCATGGTGACAAACGTTTCATTAACTTCTCACCAAGTATCCTATCTAAACGACGAGCCAAATATGGAATATCATACAATTCACTATTCCATCCAGTAATAACCTCTGGTGTATTGTCTTCAATCATCCACCAATTAATAAAAGAACGAAGAAGTTCATATTCAGTTTTGAATGATTTGTATATTACATTCTCTTGTTTATTATTAAATGCACCCAATCCCCATGTGCGAATTTGTTTGGTATTATAATCTTGAAGAGTAATAAGTAGTATTTCTTCTGCAGCAGATTCTACATCAGGAAATCCATTTTCTGATGCAACCTCAATATCAATCGTGGTTATCTTAATCTGACTGGTATCAAACTTAATTTCATCTTCTGGATATTTTTCAGAAATATATTGATAAATAAATCTCTCATTACCATATACTCTAAAATTCTCCACACCGTCATACTTCTTTATAAACTCACGACAATCTCTTACAGAACCAGGTTCTACTGATTCTACATACTCTCCTTCCAAAGTTTTATATTTAGATTTATTTTTAGAGGGAACAAAAAGAGTTGGATAAAATTTTTCTCTGGTTGCAAAGTGTTTACCATTTTCAACACCACGAACCAGAAAATTATCTCCAACCATTTGAACATTTGTATAAAATCTCATTATTTAATAATGTTCTGATAATCTTTAAGCAATGTGGGTGTGGGTTCAGTTAATGTAAGTATTTTATCAGAACTCATCATAAATTCAACCTCTTTAGTTAATCCATTCAAAAATGGTTCCAAAGATTTATCATCTTTAATAACATAAGGATTAATTAAAAGACAATCAGGTTCTCCTAATTCAGAAGGAGATTCCTCAATTTTAGAAATTAAATTATAATGCTCAAGAACTACAAGTTTAATTATTTTCTGCATTTAGTTTTTCCTCATACATTTGCCTAATTGTATCTATAGGTTCTACAATCGATACAATCCATTCTGGTGAAACAGGAATTTTTTCATCTTTAGAAAAAATAATCCAAGGTGCTAAAGAAACTTGCAAATCACTAGAAGTTTCTTTTTCTTCAGTGAGAACAATTGCTGTTTTTTTATAAGTTACAACATGTGGTTTGGAAAATAAATAACCACATACTTTATCATCAGATACAAGTTCTTTAAGGTCTGAGATAATATGTTCACCTGATTTTAGTAAAGCAAGTTTAACTGACATGTATTTTAATAATCCTCTATATTATACCAATAAAAAAGGGTTCCGTCAAGGAACCCTCACTGATTTAATTTTTTCTTTTTTTTTCTTAACTCTTTTAATATCGCTCACCGCATTTTTGATAACAGTAAAGGGTGTTAGAATTTTCATGTAACCTCCTATAGATAATCTTTTCTTGCATGATGTTCTGGTACTATCTTACCCAACTTAATGGTAAGAAGTCCATCTTTGAATTGAACCTCTCTGACTTCAAAATCTTCTGAAAGTGCCCACTCTCTTGTGAAACTTCTCTGAGCCAAGCCTTGATGGATATACTCGGATCCTGCCTCTTGATTAGTTTCTTTTTTACCTTCAACGAATAATTTTCCGTACTCAGTATAAACAGTAATTTCATCTTTATTAAATCCAGCTAGGGCAATCTCTAGAAGAGACTCAATGTTATTTAACTGAACAAGATTGTAGGGTGGATAATTCGATGTTGTTTCGTAATCATTAAAAAATCGGTTAAGGTAATCGTCCATACCTATACCGTTCTTTGAAATTATTTTCATCAACTCTGGTAAGTTTGCAGAGTGATACCTTTGTAAGTTCATAGTTCTCCTTAGTAAG